GGCTATTGGGAAAGTAATGTCTGTCCTATAAAATATTTTATTCGCAGGTTGAACTGCCCACTTTCCAGTTTTTCCGTCAATCGTTTCATTTACAGAATTATACAACCACCCAATCTGTCCGCCCTGCTCTACCAGTCTGTCCCATTTTGTAATAGGGCGGTCGGATGTGAGGGTGAGTGTTTGTTCTGTGTATGGCTGATATTGTGCAGCGTCTTTCCCTTCGCACACAATTATGTCAGTTATCTCAAGCGTATTACCTGTTCTAATTGCATCTCCAACTAAATATATTCCAATATCAATGCATATATCTTTGTTTGGGGTATAGAAGTTACCCATTTTTAGTAACTCTCCATTGTTTTTTTCCTTAAAAAAAGCGAACATAGGCGTCATATTAGATGTCCCGACTTTTCTCCCATTTAGAAAATAAGTTTTTCCGGATTTTAAGCATATGCCACCACCTGATACTATCGCATATGCACGTTTCGAAGTAACTGTTTCAATTGCTGTAATTTTTACGATATTATTCTCACGTTTTGCAGTACAAAGGTTCCCACCACTTACTTCCGCTTTTTCGATATCAAACAGATTCTTCCCAGTAACTTTCACACTAACTTCATACTTCCTTGTTTCCTCATTCCACTTCCCAGAGTTTTTGATTTCCTGCGGATATTCTGGGCTTGGAGATGGCTTGCCTCCTGTGTAGGGTTCGTAAGGAGTTGCAGAATTACCGTTTTGTAACTGCGGATAAATTACTGTATTTACTGTCAGCCCCTTTTCTACGGACAAATAAGTGTTTTTATTTAATCCGTGATACTCTATTTTTACATTATCTTTTCCACCGGAAAGAACCTTTCCGTTCCCTGTGCTATTATTAAAAATACTTTCCGCTCCGAAGTCTATTTTTGCTATATTAAAGATTACATATTCGGTAGCCGTTCCAGTAACTTTTATCCCTCCATCCTCTTGCACTGCAAAAGTTACACCATTTTTTGTCATGTCTCCGGTGACATACGGAAATGGTAATAACTGCGCTCCTGTAGTCTGCACCTGCTCCGTCTTCCCACCAAGCTCCAACC